AAGCTGGTTCAAGTGAAGAATTTGGAAACGTACAATATACTCCACAAGACGAAAATCATCCATTAAAACCAAGAAGTCCATATGGGGCAAGTAAAGCTGCTTCTAGACAATTAGTTAAAGTATATAGAGAATCTTATAATCTTTTCGCAATTCAAGGATGGCTGTTTAATCACGAAGGAACAAGGCGAGGAGAAGAGTTTGTTACTAGAAAAATTACAAAAAATGTATCAAGAATTTATCACGCAATTAAAAATTACAAGGAATTTAAACCACTTGAATTAGGAAATATAGATGCAAAAAGAGATTGGAGCGATGCAGAAGATTTTGTAGAAGGGGTTTGGATGATGTTAAATCAAGATAAATATAATAAAAATTATAATGGAACTCCAAAAGAATATATTTTCTCATCTAATGAAACTCATACGATCAGAGAGTTTGCTGAAAAAGCTTTTACGCATGCTGGAATTGATGGCGAATGGATTGGTGAAAAAGAACATGAAGTATACATTTCCAAACACAAACACAAACAAATTTTAATTCAAATTAATCCAAAATTCTATAGACCAGCAGAAGTAGAAATCCTGTTTGGGACTTCGGAAAAGGCTAGAAAAGAATTAAACTGGAAACCAAAAATTTCATTTGATAATCTTATTAAAAAAATGATAGAAAACGATATTGAAAATAATGAATAATTTAAAAAAAAAATTCTAATAACGGGATCATCGGGTTTAATCGGATCTGAAACTGTATCATTTTTTTATTTACAAAATTACGAAGTACATGGGATTGAAAATAACCAAAGAGCTGTATTTTTTGGCCCTAATGGAGATACTCGTTGGAATCAATTAGAAATACAAAAGAAATATAAAAATTTCATACATCACGAAATAGACATAAGGGATAGAAATGGTATACTTAATTTAATAGAAAAATTAAAACCAAATATCATAATTCATACTGCAGCTCAACCAAGTCATGATTTAGCAGCAAAAATTCCATTCGATGATTTTGATATAAATGCTGTTGGAACATTAAATTTGCTAGAAGCTTCTAGAAAATTTTGTCCAGATGTTATTTTTATACATATGTCTACTAATAAAGTATATGGAGATAAACCAAATCAAATAAAATTAAAAGAATTAGAAACAAGATGGGATTACGATGATGTAAATTACATAAATGGCATTAATGAAAATTTTTCCATAGATAATAGTAAACACTCACTTTTTGGAGCATCAAAATTAGCCTCAGATATTATGGTTCAAGAATATGGTAAATATTTTAATATGAAAACTTGCTGTTTAAGAGGGGGATGTCTTACTGGACCAAATCATAGCGGAGTTGAACTACATGGATTTTTATCCTATTTAATAAAATGCAACTTAGAAGAAAAAGTATTTAAAATTTATGGATATAAAGGAAAACAAGTTAGAGATAATATTCATTCTTTAGACGTAGTTAATTTTATGATGAATTTTATAGAGTCTCCAAAAATTGGAGAAGTATATAACTTAGGAGGAGGTAGAGATAATAGTTGCTCCATATTGGAGGTGTTTTCAAAAATAGAAAATATAACTGGCAAACAAATGAAATATGAATATACAGAAAAAAATCGAGAAGGTGATCATATTTGTTACATATCAGATTTATCTAAAATTCATAAACACTTTCCTAATTGGAAAATAACAAAATCTTTAGATTTAATCTTATCTGAAATAACCGATTCTTGGAAAAAAAGAATAAAAATTGATTGTAATTAATATTTATTCATTGTATTATAATATTAATGCAAAGTCATAAACTATGCCAATTTATAGTTAAAAAATATGTAAAAGGAGCAATTAATTGGCCACGAGAAATTAAAATAGCACAAAGATTAATTAAAAAATTTAAATCTTTTGATTTTTGGGATAATCTACAAGAACTTGGATCTCCACCGCCTTCATTAGCTTGGTTTTTGAAATCAGAGGGTAAGGCTTTCTTATTAAAAGAATACGAATCTTTTAATATGAATTTAAATAAACCAGAAGTATTTCTTGATAAAGAAAAAATAGGAGAAGATAAAAAAGTTTGCCAAAAACCTAAAACTCTGTTAGAATTTATAAGATATGGGAAGAAAACCTAAAGAAGAAACTGAACAACTATCTGGACCAAGCGCATCAGATAGACTTTTATCGTTTTTAAAAGATAATAAAGAAGATCATTATAATTTTGAAGATGAAGTTTATTATAAAGTATCTACAGGTAGTTTAAACCTGGATATAGCTACAAGCGGTGGTTTATGCCCAGGTTTGCATAGATTTATTGGAATGAATGAAGGTGGAAAAACTTCAGAAGCACTCGAAGTAACAAAAAACTTTCTTAAATCAGTAGAAAACTCTAGGGCTTTACTTTTCAAAGCAGAAGGAAGATTAAGCAAAGAAATCAAAGAACGTTCTGGAATTAAGTTTGTTACAGACCCCAAAGAATGGGTTGACGGAACTTGTTTTGTATTTGAATGTAATATTTTTGAAACTGTTTCAGAATTGATGAAAGACCTTATTCAATCCAATGACGAGAATAAGAGATACATGTTTATTCTTGATTCAGTTGACGGTTTAATGACTAAAGGTGATTCTCAAAAAAGCATGACCGAAGCCACTAAAGTCGCAGGTGGAGCAGTTATTTCTTCAATGTTGATGAAGAAGATTTCTCTTGCACTTTCTAAACGTGGCCATATAGCGATTTTCATAAGTCAAGTTCGATCAGATATTAAGCTCGATCCTTACGCTGCAAATAAAGATATCCGACAAACGACTGCGACTGGAGGAAACGCGTTATTGCATTTTGCAAATTGGATTCTTGAATTTGAACCAAAGTTTAACAAGGATCTTATTCTTGAAAAACCAAATGAAAAATATGACGCAGTAAAGAATAAAATTATTGGCCATAATGTTAAAATTATAATCAAAAAATCAACCAATGAGTCTACGAACTCAAAAGTTCAATATCCTATTAAATATGGTCGCAAAGATGGCTCTTCGGTATGGAAAGAATACGAAGTAATTGACCAAATTCTTTCTTGGGAATTTGCTACTTCAAAAGGAGCATGGGTTACATTTTCTGATGAAATCATAACTGAATTAAAAGAACAAAATTTAGAATTAAAAAAACAACATCAAGGCATAGATAATCTAAGATCATACTTAGAAGAAAATAAACCAATTGTTGATTATTTCTATAATAAATTTATTCAAACTCTTGCATCATGAGATTATTAAATGTTAACGGAACACTCGTTAACAAAAATGTAAGAAAATATCTAATAAATTGGGAGGGCAAAAGTAGAAGTAAACTTCAATATAAGTTTAAGCAGTTTTTTTACCCTTATTGGAAAAATCATATTGTTTATGAGGAGTTTCCAGTTTACGGAAGCATGCTTAAAGTGGATTTATTAAATGCAACAAAAAAGATAGCAGTTGAAATACAAGGCAATCAACATGAATCCTTCAACAAGTTCTTTCACGATAATTCACGATTGAAATATCTCCAAAGCATAAAAAGAGATGTCAAAAAAGTAAAGTGGCTTGAAATGAATGAATTTAAATTCCTTGAACTCTACGAAAATGATCTTAACTCTTTATCACCACAATATATAGAAGAAAAATGCGGAATTTTAATTATTTAAGTGTAAAAATAGCTGGTGACAAATAAGAAAAAATTTAATTTTCCAGAAGCCTTATTAAAGCAAATTGATGAATGCAGTTTTGGTGGATATATTATGTTTAATTTTTCAAATAAAGGCGATCCACAAGTTTTTACTAAATTTGATAATCAAATAAATGCTATGGCGCTTTTATATTATGTTAACACTTGGAGTCAAAGCATAGATCAATTAAATTTAGAAGCCACAACAGATTTACTTGCTAGAAAAAATGATAAAGATTACGAAGATAAAGACGAAGACGAAGAATAACTTGACTTTTAAATTTTAAATTGGTATCATATAAAACTGGATGATTTACTCCTTACAAGTAGAAAGACATGTATTAAGCGGTTTATTAAGGCATCAAGATTTATTTGCCGACATAGATGTATTTTTAACTGAAAATGATTTTTATAATAATGTGCATTCAACAATATACTCTGTGTTTAAAAATATCAAACATAAAGGCGAAAATGTAGACAAAATATTACTTGCAGAAAAAATTAAAAATTTAGGTATATCATTTAAAGATGAAATTAATATTTTTGATTATATAGATAATTTAAGCTTCTCTCAAATAACAGAAGAAGCAACAATGACTGCATGTAAAGAATTAATTAAACTAAGAATAAGAAGAGAGATTTCTCAAACAGCAGATAATTTAAAAGAATATGTTGTTAAAAATTCAGAAGATTCAGTTGATGAAATCATCGGTAAAATAGATGGTATTTATAATAAAAAAATATCATCATATTCAGAAAATGATGTACCAATTAATATTTTTGATGGAGTAGAAGATTTAATTGAAGAGATTGGTAATTCTCCAAAAGATGATACGGGACTGATTACTCCATATTCAGAATTCAATAGAATGTATGGTGGATTAAAAAATGGAAATATCTATGCAATAGCAAGTAGGCCTGGCCAAGGTAAGTCTACTTGGCTAAACGATATATGTTTTAAAACAGCAACAAATCCAAAAAATCAAACTAAAACTTTAATATTAGATACAGAAATGCAGACTATAGATATTCAATTAAGAATGGTAGCTTCATTAAGTGGCGTACCAGTATGGTATCTTGAAACAGGTAATTGGCGAAAAAATGAAGAAATGACAAAAAAAGTAAGAGAAGCTTGGACTAAAGTTAAAAAGTATGAATATTTTCATTATCATGTAGGTAGCAAAAATATAGATCAAATTTGTTCGATAATTAGAAGATGGTATTTATCAAAAGTTGGTAGAGGAAATCAAGCAATGATAGCTTATGATTATATAAAATTAACTGGAGAAAAAGTTGGACAAAACTGGGCAGAACATCAGGCCATTGGAGATAAGATCGATAAACTCAAAAGAATATCAGAAGAAATTCATTGTCCAATAGTTACAGCAATGCAATTAAATAGGACAGGAGAAAGTTTTAATAGAAAAGGATCAGAAGTAGTTGATGATAGTTCAGTAATATCTCTTTCTGATCGACTTCAATGGTTCGCTTCTTTCGTGGCAATCTTTAGAAGAAAAACTTTAGATGAATTAACTCTTGACGGCCAACAGTTTGGAACGCATAAACTTATTCCAACTAAAACAAGATTCCAAGGTAAAGACGCTGCAGGACATCAAGATTTAGTTCGTAGATTAGATTCCACTGGTAAAGAAATTTGGTCACAAAACTATTTAAATTATCAAGTATCAAATTTTAATATAGAAGAAAGAGGCTCATTAGTAGATGTAGCGCATAGACAAAGAGAGCAGTACGAGTTGAATGATCAAAACGCAAATGATGGAGAATTACTATGAATGTATATTTAGTGTCAATTACAAAACCAGAAGTCAAAGGAATTAAAAATGCAGAAGATTTAGTCGCATTTTGCGCTAGAGTTAGCAATCCATCTAACCAAATGAATGTTGAAACTGCCCCAGAATTATTGAAATTTTTAATTAAATATAAGCATTGGAGTCCATTCGAGCTAGTTGATATGTGCGTTGAAATTAAAACTAGTCGTGGAATTGCTGCTCAGATCCTAAGACATAGATCATTTAGTTTTCAAGAATTCAGTCAAAGATATAGTATTGCAAATGAGTTTGAAGATATTGAACTTCGATTACAAGGAGATAAAAATAGGCAAGTAGGTGAAAATCTCATGCCAACTAATACAGATGCATACGATAAAGTTAATGAGCTTCTTATTGAATCTTTATCACTTTCTCAACATTGTTATGATACAATGATTGAAAATGGAGTTGCAAAAGAAGTAGCAAGAATGATACTACCTTTAACAACTCAGACCACAATGTATATGAAAGGCTCACTTAGAAGTTGGATTCATTATATTGAGTTGAGAACCGAACAAAATACTCAAAAAGAACATAGAATTATTGCAGAGAAATGCAAAAAGATATTTATCAAGGAGTTTCCTGTAATAAGTGAGGCATTAGAATGGATCAAGTAAACGTTTATCAAATTTTAACTGATTTGGGATATAAATTAAAAGATTGTGGGAAAGAATATAGAACTAGGCCCCTTTATAGAGATAGCGATAATGATACAGTTTTAAAAATTTATAAAGATACAGGACATTGGTTTGATTTTAAAGAAAATATTAGTGGAGATTTCAGCTCATTGGTAAGCATGACTTTAAAATTAGAAGATTCAAATAAAGCTAAAGAATGGTTAAGAAATAAAAATTTTGCATTTTATAAACCAGAACCAACAGATAAACCACTTTTAAAATCTACAAAAACATTTGATTTAGAATTATTATCTAAATTAGAAAATAATCACATTTATTGGATAGATAGAGGAGTAAATCAAGACGAACTGATTAAATTTAAAGGTGGAGTTGCTTCGACTGGCAAAATGAAAAATAGATATGTTTTCCCAATTTTTGATATCAAAAATAATATAATCGGTTTTTCTGGAAGAGATATTACTAATAAATCAAAAATAAAATGGAAGCATCTTGGAGAGAAGAGCGAATTTTTATACCCATTATTTTTAAATCAAGAAATAATAAAAGAACAAAAAGAAATCATTTTAATAGAAAGTATAGGAGATATGCTTAGTCTTTGGCAAGCTGGAATTAAAAATACAATAGTTACCTTTGGAACGAGTTTAAGCTTATCTATATTAAATTATGCATTAAAATCAGATATTAAAAATATATATATTAGTTTAAATAATGACTCTAATAAAAATAACGCTGGAAATATAGCTGCTGATAAAACTTATTCGAGACTCGCGAGATATTTTGATAAAAATCAAATTAAAATAGCTTTACCAACTAAAAAAGATTTTGGAGAGATGAATAAAGAGGAAATATTACAATGGCATCAGAAAATAAAAATTTAAAAATTCTTTCCGCTTCTAGGATTAAAACTCTTGAGACTTGTTCATGGGTTTATTGGAATAATTATCATACCAAAGTTCCACAAAGTCAAAACGATGGAGCTTTAAGAGGAACAATATGTCATACAGTTTTTGAATTATTATTAAATAAAAGGCACCTTAAAAATTATAAAAGGATAATAAAAAAGAACGCAATAAATGGAGATCAAGGAGTAGATAGATTAGTTAAAAAATTATCAGCAAAAGTTAAGCTGGACGAAAGTAACTATAAATTATTAAATGATATGATTTTGGTTGGTCTTAAAAATGATTTCTTTGGAGATGGTGGTGAAATAGTAAAACCAGAATATGACTTTGATATTATAAATCAAGAACCCAAATATCATATTAAGGGCTTTATAGATAAGCCTATTAAAATCAAAAAAGAAATGCATATAATTGACTATAAAAGCTCCAAATATAAGTTTAGGGGTGATGATCTTGAAGCAAATATTCAAGCTATGATGTATAGTCTAGCTAGTAAAAAATTATGGCCAAAACTCAAACCTATTGTTAAATTCTTATTTTTGAGATTCCCTAAACAACCAATACAAGAATTATCTTTTGATGAAGAACAAATTAAGGGATTTGAGTATTATTTAGAGCATATTAATGATTATATAGATAAATTTGATGAAAACTCTGCAAAAAGTAATTTTGCTATTGATAATGAAAAAAATAGATGGATGTGCCAAATAGGAGGCTGGAAATGTCCATATAAAGACTCTTATGAATATTACGTTAAATTAAATGATAAAAATGAAATAATTGAAACTAGTTTAGATAATAGTTTTAAAAATATGGATGGATTTAAAGTAGAAACTAGAATTTATGATGGATGCCCAAAATTTAAAAATAAAATTAAAAAAAAAGATGATTTTTTAGAATAAATTAAATTTTTTAATATAATAAATATATGATAATGAATAGAGTTCAAAAAAGTGGAGTTGATCTATTTACTATAGATAACTTTTTAAATGAAAACGAATGTAAAATATTAATTGATTTAATAGATGCTAATGCAGTAAGGTCAACCACTGCATCTGATACTCCAGGTCAATATTCTCAAGTCGTTCAAAATAGAACATCCTATACAAGTTCTTTGCATGAACAAAATAATCCATTAGTGACAGAAATTAATAATAGAATGTCTGATATATTAAATATACCAAAAGCAAAAACTGAAACACTACAAGGGCAAAGATATGAAGTAGGACAAGAATTTAAAGATCATTTTGATTGGTTTGAGGGATCTAATTTAAAAACATACGTAGAAAAAAGTGGAAATAGAAGTTATACTTTTATGGTTTATTTGAATGATGACCTTGAAGGTGGAGAAACTGAATTTCAAAAGTTAAATATTAAATTTAAACCAAAAATTGGCATGGCAGTTGTATGGAAAAATCTTAATTCAGATGGAACTGGTAATCGTTTAGTTCTTCATGCTGGAAGACCAGTAACAAAAGGAAAAAAATATATTCTGACAAGATGGTTTAGAGAATACGAGGAAGGAAATGTTCCAGAAGATTATTTAAATAAGATTACCTCAGTAAATATAGTCGTTAAGAACGATAAAACATTTTCTTCTGCAGAAGAAATCCCATTTTTTAATCCAATAGGTTTTGAAGTTAAAAAAGTACCACAGCAAACTTTTGCATTAATTAAAGATGCATATGAAATATTAAAAAATGTTATAAAACCAGAGCGAGACGCAGAACCTGGTAATAATGGAGTCCTTCAAAACAAAGATGGAGAACACGCTACAGAATTGATGTCTATGGATAATCTAGTCACTATTAGAGAAATGATCTTGGACCAATTACAACCAATGCATGAACAATGGGCTAATACTCCATTGATTAAATCTGCTTGTTATGGAATACGTAGTTATAAAAAAGGCTCTTTTCTAAAATCTCATTTAGATAGATTAGAAACACATCATATTTCTACAATTATAATTGTTGATAAAAAAGGTGATAAAAATTGGCCTTTAGACATAAAAGATCACAAAGGTAATTGGCATAAAGTTTATGCTGAGATTGGAGATATGATAATGTATGAATCTGCAAAATGCGAACATGGAAGAGTAACTCCATACGAAGGAGAATATTTTAGAAATTTATTTGTTCATTATAAATTAAAAGATTGGACTTTCATCAAAAAATAAATTATAGTGTAATATTAAATAATGGAAATTAAAAATAATAATGATTTTTTATATTATTTAAAATGGGACTTTTCTAGTATTTTTAAAGATTATAATGGAAACTCTCGATACTTAATACTAAGCCCTTGGGTCGCAGGTTTTAATAATTTAAGAATGTCGCTAGAATTAGCGGTATCAATAGCTTATTTAAATAACAGAACATTGATATTACCTCCTCCGTATAAAATTCCAACCCATCTTTATAACTCTGAAGAGAAAAATGGAATAGAAGATTATTTTGAATTAGAAGAAGCTTTGGGTATAAAATATTTATCTTTTAAAGATTTCTGTAGTATTAAAAATATAAACGAAGATCTAGAATCAGCAAAAAAAATTAGTAAAGTTTTAAATTATGATTGTGTTAAAAATGTATTAAATTTTGAAAAAGTAATTCCTCCGAAAGATTTTTTAAAATCTAGAACATATATAAATGCTCAAGATTATTTTACTGATGAAGAATGTATATTTTTAGATAAAAATTTACTTGGAATACCAGAACAGACAATATATACCTCTTTAGACACTGAAATTAAAAAATTAATAGCAAAACACATAAGATATAAAAAAGAAATATTTGATATTGCATCAGAATTTATTAATTCTTTAAAAGATAAAAGTTATTACGCAATACATATAAGGCGCGGAGATCACCCAACTCAATATAAACAATTAGCAATAAGTTCCGAAGCCATAATAGAAAACATTAAAGATATTATTCCTTTTGGGTCTAAACTTTATATAGCTACAGATCATAAAGATGAAAATTTCTTTAAAATATTTCAAGAAAATTATGAAGTTTATTTTTATAAAGATTTTCAAAATATTATAGAAGAAAAATATAAAAATATAAAAGTAACTTGGATACCATTAATAGAGCAATTAATTTGTTCTAGATCAATAAAATTTGTAGGAAATAAATTATCCACGCTATCTTCTTTAATATATAGAATCAGAGGATATATGGAAGATATCGAGGATAAAAATTATTATGTAAATACAGAAAAATTTGAAAAATCAAAACAATGCACCTTTTTAGAAGATAAACATTATACAGCTAATTGGGCAAGGTACTATAAAGATAGTTGGAATTTTAATAAAGAAAAAATATTCGTTTCTATAGCAAGTTTTTGTGATACAGATGTTATTAATACAATAAAATCTCTTATAGAAAAATCTTTTGATTCAGAAAGAATTTGTATTGGCTTACATTTGCAAGATGATGAAGATTTTTATAAAAAAATATTATCTTATAATTTTAAGAATTTAAGAATTAAATTTACTCCAAAAGAATTAACTAAAGGAGTTCATTGGGCTAGGAATAAAATTAAAGAAGAATTATATAATAACGAAGATTACTTCTTGCAAATAGATTCCCATAGTAGAGTTAAAAAAAATTGGGACAATATATTAATTAATCAATACAAAAGTTTTGGATTACAAAAAATAGTTTTAAGCACTTATCCTAATCATTTTGATCTTCCAGATGATGAAAAAAAATATTTAAGCGTATCAAATAATGCTCCATTGAAAGTGATTGGATTTTGCAATGATGATGCTAACGATAATCGTTTAAAAGTAGCAAATATAGATTCATTAAAAGATTACGAAATGGTAAACGCATATTGGATTGCAGCGGGATTTTTCTTTACAAATAGACAATGGATTAAAGAAATAACATATTCAGATTTAATAACCTGTAAAGGCGAAGAAGATATTATGACTTTATTAAGTTATTTAAAAGGTTGGAATTTACGCGTAACATCTGAAGCGACAGTTTGGCATAACTATAGTTTCAAATTTAAAGAACCAACAGATAAAGATGGAGCGCAAAATCCTACAACAGGAAAAGCATATAGAGTAGGTAATTCTGGTTATTTTTTAAAAGATAAATCTGTTAAACTAATAAATCATTATCTTTTCGAATACAAATATGATAAATCTCTAGAAGATTTAGAGGATTATTTTAATATAAAATTAAAAAAACCCGAAAATTATAAAACTTCTTCCAAAGAAATCTTAAATACAGAATTAAATATTGACAAAATTAAAAATTCAAAACCTAAAAAACAATTCCCTAAAATAAGAAATTTTAATAAAAACTTGACAAATTTATAAAAAAATCATATCCTAATGTAGGAATGATTCCAATATTCAAATCTCACTATTCAATCGGAAGATCTATTCTTACTTTAGAGGATAAATCAGAACAAGATAATTATCCAGATTCAATAATAGAGATATGCAAAAACAATAAACTTAATGAATTATTCTTAGTAGAGGATAATATGTCTTCTTTTTTGGAAGCGTATTTTAATTGTAAAACTAATAATATTAAATTAAATTATGGATTAAGAATATCTATAACAGAATCAATGGCTGACAAATCTGATGAATCTAGAACTAAAAATTCAAAAATTATCTTATTTTTTAAAAACAAAAAAGGATACGAACTATTAACCAAATTATTTAGCATTGCTGCAAAAGATGGCTTTTATTACGAACCAAGACTTGATTATTGTACTTTGTCTAAAAACTGGTCAGAAGATTTAATATTAGCCATTCCATTTTATGATTCTTTTATATTTAATAATACTTTAAAAAATAATATATGTGTTCCCCAATTTGATTTTACAAAACCAATTGTTTTTTTAGAAGAAAACGAATTACCTTTCGACTTTATTATTAAAGATAAAATCTTAAGTTTTGCAAAAGAGAACAAATTGGAAGTTTTTAATGTAAAAAGCATTTATTATAACAAAAGAAAAGATTTTAAAACATACTTAACTTCTAGATGCATAAATAATAGAAGCATTTTAAATAAACCAGAAATAGAGCATATGAGCAGCAATGAATTTTGTTTTGAAAGCTGGAAAGAAAGTAAATAATATTATGGACGAACATCTTTTAAGGTATAATAAAAATAAAACATTAGTTTTTATTGATTGCGAGACATTTAATTTATGCCTTAATTTTTGTCATAATATTCCATGGCAAATAGCCATGCTTAAAGTGCAAGGTGATAAAAAAATTGATCAAAAAAACTTTTATTTAAAATGGCAAACAGATTTAAAAATAAGCCAAGATGCAGCAAGAATAACTAGGTATGATCATAAAAAAGTCCAAAAAGAAGGATATGACCCAAAAGAAATATTTCCAACCATTAAAGATTGGCTAGACCATGCAGACTATATTATTGGTCATAATACCCTTGGGTTTGACATTTATCTTATAAAAGAGTATTATAAATACATGGGTTGTAATTGGCATCATTTGACAAATAAATTTATTGATACTAATGCTATAGCTAGAGGTATAAAATATGAAATGCCATATAACCCTAAAGATAGCTTGATTGAGTATCAATATAAAATATATCATACAAGAAAAAAGAATGTAAAAAGCTCACTTACTTTCTTGGGTAAAGAAAACGGTATAGAACATGACTATGAAAAACTTCATGATGCAATTAATGACCTTGACTTAAATTTAAAAGTATGGAATAAATTAAAATGGCAATTGGAGGTATAAAATGGCATCATTAGACGACATATACGACATGACACAAAAATTAGAAGATGGAAATATAGAATACTTGCTAATAACAATTCAAAAAGGTAAAAAGCAAGGAAAAGCAGATGTTTTTTATTATTTGAAAGATAGGGCTTCAATGAGAATCCTGGCCAAAGGATTAGATTCATTTAATAAAGAAATAGATAACATAGAAAGAGACGAACCAGGAACTAATGAATAGTATTTTAAAAGATAATGCCTTTTCTGAAAAATTCTCTAATATAGATTTAGGTCTACATGGTGTTAGACTACCCGAGTTTAATATCGACTCATCTCTAAAAAGGCATCTTAGTATAAGCGAGGATGTTGATAATTATGATTTTTTAAGAGCTTTATCTTTGAATGGATTTAAAAATCTAAATATAGACAAGAATAATAAAGATTATAAAAAATATATTGATAGGGCAAAATACGAATTAGAAACATTAAAAGAATTAGGTTTTATAGATTATATTTTATTAGTTTGGGATGTTATTAATTTTTGTAAAACTAGTAACATTCCAATAGGATTAGGTAGAGGTTCAGCTGCTGGTTCATTAATATTATATCTTATTGGAGTAACTAGGATAGATCCAGTCAAATATGACCTTTATTTCGAAAGATTTATATCCAAGATTCGAGCTAAAAAGCAGGTTGTTGATGGAGTAACCTATTTGGATGGTAGTTTAATGTGTGACGTTGATTTGGATATTTGTTATTATAACAGACAAAAGGTTTTACAATATTTAGAGAATAAATTTAAGGGAAAAACTAGTAAAATTTTAACTTTAAATACATTAAGTGGAAAATTATTAATAAAAGAATGCGGTAAGATCGTGGGCGAAAAAACAGAAGAAGAGATGACTAATATATCTTCTTTGATTCCAAAGGTATATGGTCAAGTTAAAAATATTGAAGAGGCTTATGAAGAAGTGTCCAAATTTAAAGATTGGTGTGATGAAAATAAAGAAACTTACCAGATAGCTTTAAAACTCAGAGATTTAATTAAAAATAAAGGTGTCCATCCTTCTGGAGTTCTTTTATCTTATTATAATTTAGAAACAATTTGTCCTACTGAATTTTCATCAGATAAAGAACCAGTTTCTAGTTTTGATATGAACTGGGTTAGTTTATTTAATATTAAACTCGATATTTTGGGTTTAAGAAGTGTTTCTGTAGTTGATGATGTTTGCAAAAGCATAGGCATCAAAGTAGAAGATATCGATTTAAATCATGAATCTATTTATAGAAATCTACAAGAATTAAGATCGCCTCACGGACTGTTCCAAATTGAAGCAGAAACTAATTTTAGAGTTTGTCAAAAAGTAAAACCAAAAAGCCTCGAAGAACTTAGTGGAGTCTTAGCTTTAGCAAGACCTGGAGCATTACAATTCGTGGATAAATATGCTGCTCATACAAATTATCAACAATCAGAAAGTATTCATCCATTTTTTGATGAAATCCTAAAAGAAACTGGTGGAGTAGCTCTGTATCAAGAGCAGTTGATGAAGATGGCGAACAAAATCGGTTTCACTCTTGACGAAGCGGAAATCTTAAGGAGAATCGTTGGTAAAAAGAAAACAGAAGAAATCAAAGCGTGGAAGAAAAAGATCGAATTAAAGATTAAAGAAAATAAAATTCCAAAAGAAGTAGGAGAGATTCTCTGGAAGATTCTAGAGGATTCTGCAAATTATTCATTTAACAAAAGTCATTCATTGGCTTATGCTGCTTTGGCAGCAGTTACAATTTATTTAAAATTTAATTATCCTCAACAATTTTTCTTGTCATTATTAAAAATGAGCAGAAATGAACCAGACCCAATTGGCGAAATCTCTAAGATTCAAAAAGAAATGCATGAATTCGACATCAAGCTCCTTCCTCCCCATATTATTAAATCAGAAATGGATTTCTCAACAGAAGATAAGGATATCAGATTTGGATTGCTCTCTATAAAAGGGATTAGTGATAAATCTATCGAAAAATTAAATAGCTTTAGAAATAAATATTCTAATAAATTCGAAATTTTCCAAGCAGCAGAAGAAGCAAACCTTAACATTGGGGTTCTATCATCTTTAATTCAAGCTGGGGCATTAAGTGGTTTTAGTCAATCTAGAAGTAAAATTGTTTTAGAAGCTCAATTATGGAACACCCTAACTGCCAAAGAAAAAAAATATGCAATTTCATTTGCAGATAAATTTGATTATGATTTAATTAAAATAATTAAACACCTCAATAAATTTACTGACGAAAAGAGTCATGTGGTTATTAAAGATAACAGATTAAACACTATTAAAACAAAGTACGCGCCATATCTTGAAATTTACAATCAGAATAGTAAAAGCGAAAGTTTTGCAAATTGGTATTATGAAAAAAAGCTATTAGGATATACATACAACAAAAATTTAAGGGATATTTTTATTGAAAAGCGTGAAAATTTAAAATTTATATCAGATATTCTAGAAGAACCAATTAATTCAAAAGTAGCGTTCGTGGGTCAAATAGAAGAGGTATATACTGGTGTATCAAAAAACGAAAAGAAAACAAGATATGTGAGATTAAAAATATCAGATGAAACCAGCACTATAAGCGTATTAATATTTAATGACAACATTGAAAATAATAAACTATTAAACAACAAAGCTTTTGAAGAAGGTAATATTGTTATAGCAAAAGGCTCCAAAAGAGATGATTGTGTATTCGGTGATTTAATAGCTATCCAAGATCATCAAATTTATATGAAATTAAATGATTTAAAAAAGATAGACAAAAATAGTTGACATACTTACATTATAATGATAATATATTATATATGATATCTTTTTATAAACCAAATAGCAAAAACACAGGAACAGCTTGTAGTTTTACAGTTAATCCAAAAGACGAATCTATATGGGGTTCATTAATTAAACAATCCGCATGGAATGAAGCTAAGAAAATAGGGTCATTTTCAGAAAATCAAAATAATCCAAATAAAAGTGTAAAAATCAAATTTTCTTTAACAGAAGCAGCAGGAATTTTAGACGCAATCGAAAGAAACGTAGAGTTTTCTGCGTACCATACATCAGAAAAACAAACAACAAGAATTAAGCTCTGTCCATATATCAGAGATGATAAGCAAGTAGGCTATTCTTATTCAGTTAATAAAGAAGACAAGCAAAACAGCGAAAATAAGCAATCTTACCTAATTGGATTTTATTTTAATGAAGCTAGATTATTAAAAGAATTTATCTCTTATGCCTTAAATGCCACTTTTGAATCTCAAAGAATTGAAGCAATTAAAAAGATAAAAAATGCACCAAATTCACCAAACGTACAGAAGAACGCTCAAGACGATAGTGAGCTTTGGTAATCGTGTCTAAAAAAAAGAAAATCTTCTACCAATCAGATTTTACTTTGGCTAAAACTGGATTTGGTAGGGCGGCTAAGGCGTTATTAACGTATTTATATAATACAAATAAATATGAAATTATTCATTACTGCTGCGGAATGCAGTATTCTAATCCAGAACTCAAAAAAACTCCATGGAAATCAATTGGATCTTTACCAGATAATCCTCAAGAAATAAACGAATTAAATAAAGATCCTAATTTAGCAAGACTTGCTAGCTATGGTGCGCATTTTTTAGACAAAGTAATTCACGAAGAGAAACCAGATATTTATATTGCTGTACAAGATATTTGGGGTATAGATTTTGCAATAGATAAAAAATGGTTCAACAAAATTCCATCAGTTTTGTGGACCACATTAGATTCTTTACCGATTTTACCTTCAGCAGTAGAAAAAGCTAATAAAATTAAAAACTATTGGATTTGGAGCAATTTCGCTACAAAAGCCTTACATGACTTAGGTCATACTCACGTACAAACAATGCATGGACCACTTGATCCTAGTGAATTTTATAGATTAGATAACTACAAAAGAGAAGAGCTTAGAAAAAGATACAATATCCCTTTAAATTCTTTTATTATTGGGTTTGTATTTAGAAATCAATTAAGAAAAAGTGTTCCTAATTTATTAGAAGGATATGCTTTATGGAAGAGGCAAAATCCTCAAATTAAAAATACATATTTACTATTACATACTCATTGGTCAGAGGGTTGGAATATTCATAAATTAGCTAAAGAATACGACGTTGATCTAAGGGAAATTTTAACGACATATATTTGTAAAAATTGCCATGAATACGAAATTAAACCATTTCAGGGTCAAGATTTAAATTGTAAATTTTGTAAAAGCGAAAAAAGTCAAATAACAACAAGCGTTGGTCTAGGCGTAACTGAATCACAATTAAATGAAGTTTATAATTTAATGGATGTATATTGTCATCCGTTTACTAGTGGTGGACAAGAAATACCTATTCAAGAGGCAAAATTAACAGAACTTATAACTTTAGTAACTAATTATTCCTGTGGAGAAGAAATGTGTGAGCAGGAAGCTTATTCTTTAGAATTAGATTGGTCAGAATATAGAGAGCATGGGACCGAATTTATTAAAGCCTCAACAAAACCATCTTCAATAGCTAAACAATTAAATAAAGTATATAACATGCCTACTCAAAAAAGAAGAGAATTAGGTAAAAAAGCTAGAGAATGGACTTTAGAAAATTTCTCAGTTCAAACTATAGGAGGAGCTATAGAAAAATTTATTGATAATTCAATAATTACGGATCATGACTTTTCCCTAAAAGAAGAAGAAAGAAATCCATTCGCTATTATTCCAGAAATAAAAGACGACACCCAATGGCTTATTTTTATGTATAACAATATTTTAAAAATGAAAGATATTAACGAAAATGACGAAGGATTAAAATATTGGTTGCAAGAAATCAAAAAAGGAGCAAAAAGAACTGATATAGAAAATTATTTTAGGCAAGTAGCCAACAAAGAAAATCAAGAGAATAAAAAAGTATCATTTGAAGAAGTTTTGGATAACGAAGGCCAAGAGAATAGAATTTTATATGTTATACCAGAAGCAATAGGTGATGTTTATATATCTACTAGTTTATTTGCTTCTATAAAAAAGCAATACCCAAATAAAAATTTATACGTAGCAACTAAACCAGAATACTTCGATGTTCTTAAGGGCAATCCATATATCCATAAATTAATCTCATATATACCTCAAATGGATCAACTTTTATGGTTGGAAGGTTCTGGAGATCATAAAGGATTTTTTGAAATAGCATTTTTACCATATATCGGTACTCAAAGAATTTTTAATTACCAACACAATGGAAAAGATAAAATAGCTTTTGATTTAAAAGATGAGTGATTATAAAATATTAGTGCCGCAACTCATCTCTCCTAAAGGAGCTTGGTTTATTTGGCAAAAAAATGCCTCAAATATATTTAATAATTTAACTTTTAAAAATAAAACTAGATGCGTTTACGATGGCTATATAGAAGGTAACGAACATAAATACGCTAAATATGTTAAATTAAGAAATAAAATATTAGAAAATAATTTAACTAATGATTATACTCATGTATTTTGGATGGACGTAGATATTATAGAATACCCATTTGATATTATAGAAAAATTATTATCTATCTCTTCTAAGGATATAGTTGCTCCATACGTTTACATAGAAGATAACAATTGGTGGCCTTGGAAAAGATTCTATGATATAGATTGTTTTATAGATTCAAAAGGCGTGAAATTTGATTATAAACCTCCTTATAATATATCTGATGGAGATATTAAAACTGAAGTAAATTCCGTGGGCACATGCTTCTTAATTCCAGCCGAAGTGCATAGAAAAATCAAATATGATATAAATGATAATAGAAATGAGCATGTATTATTTTTTGAAAAAGCAAGGGAATTAGGGTATAAAATAATAGTGGACCCTAACATAGAATTAAGACATGCATTTTTACCAAAATATGGAGAAAATTTTCATTAATTTATGCATCTAATAGAATCATATGCTGCTTCATGCGGATTAAAAATAAATAAACCATTTATTTATACTAATTTTTTTCCATTAAATACGCAAAAATATATAAGCTTTCAACCTTTTAGCAAGCCTTCAAAAAATTATGATTATTGGCAAGACGTTATAAATCTTATATATCCTTATTTAAAGAATGAAAATATAGATATAGTTCAAATAGGTAGCAAAGATGACCCCAAACTTGACAAGTGCATACATACCTCTGGTCAAACAAGTGTGCCTCAAGCAGCTTATATTATTCAAAATTCTATTTTACATTTTGGTGCGGATAGTTTTGGGGCACATATAGCGTCTGGATTTGATAAAAAAATATTAGCTTTATATGCTAATAATAATATAGAAAATGTTTCACCTTATTGGTCAAAAAAAGAAAATTTAATACTCTTAAAACCAAAAATAAATAAAAAACCATCTTACTCTTTTGAAGAACATCCCAAAAGTATTAACACGATAAAACCAGAAGAGATTGCGGCTGGGATATTAAATCTTTTAGATATTAAACATAAGAAATTTTTCGAAACAATCTCTATCGGAGAAAATTATAATCAAAAAACGCTTGAATTAATTTTAGATCAATTTGTTGATCCAAATTCAATAAATATACAAAATTTAATTATAAGAATGGATTATTTTTTTAATGAACAAGCTTTAGAAATTTTATTAAAAGTTAAAAAATGTATTATTTTTACTAATAAAACTATTGATATTAATCTTTTAAAAGCTTATAAAAATAATATTTTACAAATAATTTACATAATAGAAGAAAAAAATGATCCAAATTTTATAAAAGAATTAAAAAGAAACACTATAAATTTTGTAATGATTTCTAATTTGCCAGAAGAAATTTTAAATAAATATAAATTAAATTATATGGATTACGGTTTAATTATAAACAAAAAAGATCTAACGAAAGAAGACTTTA